ATACTAATGTTAGGATTAGGTATAGCTTTATTTAAGGCGTACAACCAAGTATTAGAAACCCTATTTGATACTTGGAACTCTATTAGTGAAACATGGGAAAACATAGACTCAAACTGGGAAGATTTAGGATAATATTATGGCAAGTTTAACAGGCGTAAGCGTAGCGAGTAGTTATACCTCGCTTTTAAAATTAAATGGCAACACAGATACATTAGTAGCTGGAGCAAGTGGAGCAGGAATACAAGTAGTAGATGGAGATGGAACAGGATCACCACTTTATTTAAATACAGATAGATTAGGTGTGGGTGTAGCACCTTCACATGAACTTACTGTAAATAATCAAATAGGTATTAAAAGAGATGGTACTGATGCTTTTGGTACATTAACATTTGATAGCTCAGGTTTAGTATTAGATCAAAGTGCTTCTGGGTATTCTCCTTTAAAAATAAAATCAAATGGTTCTGAAATAGCAAGATTTACTTCTACAGGCTTAGGCATTGGAATTTCAAGTCCTACTGCATTGCTTTCTGTACAAAAAGCATCAAGCTCAGATACAGATTTTACAAATTCAAATAACCCAGAAGCTCATCATGGTATATTATTAAATAATAATAGATTTGAAGCTGGTAGTTTTACAGCTATAACGATGAATACTGCAAATGCTTCTTCAGTAAATGGAGTAAGTATAATTTCTCAATCTGCTTCAAGTGGTCATGCTGGTAAAATGATTTTTGCGAGAAGAGCGCTGTCTGGAACTACTGAAAGCATGAGAATAGACAGTTCTGGTAATGTTGGTGTTGGTCACGATTTATCATCTCATACTCAAAAATTAGTTGTTAAGAACAATGCTTCAGCTACAACATTAACTGCTGGTGCAATGCTTAATTTAGTAAATGAACAAGGTGCTGGGAATACAGCATCTATAAGATTTAGTGGTTCACAGCAAAATGCTTTTTTAGGATTTTTTGATGGTAGCTCAACTGCTACTCAAAGAATTGCTATTGGAGTTGGTTCTGGAGGTACAGGAGATGGTCATCTTAATGTTACCGCAAATGGTACTGTAGGTGTTGGAAGTACAAATCCCCAATCTTCTTTGGTCGTTTCAAGTGGAAACAATACAGGAATTGAGTTTTCTCCAGACCACTCAAATACTCGTGTAAATATGTTTGTAATTGATAGAACTGCAAGTTTGTATGAAAATTTAAGAATAGATGCAGAAACTACTACATTCAGAACAACATCGGATTCAGCTACTTTAAATACAGCTATGGTACTTGAAGGCGATGGCACAACCAATCAACAAGGTCAATACACAGTAAACGAACAAGGCAGACAGAACCATGTATGTAATACAATGGCTTCTCCATACTATAGATTTGATGGTACGGATGATTCTATTAATATTGGTACACCAGTAGCAGGATTAAATAATTTTTCTCTTGTCGCTTGGGCAAAAGCACCAGATTGGGATGACAATAACCATCACAATATAATATGTTCTTATAGTACTGGAGATAATTCAGATTGGTATAGAATGTCTATTCTTAATGATGGAACTATTACTTTTTCAGTTGATAGCGGATTTGATGATGGTGATTTAGTTCAAGCAAAGTATACTCATAGTTTAGTTGATGATACATGGCATCACATTGTAGGTGTATGTGATCAAGCCAACAACTTGCTTACTCTTTATGTTGATGGAGTAAGCGTTGCTACTACTACATATAACGATAATACAGCTTTAAATCCAACAAATTTAAGAATTGGCTCAAGAGGAGATAGTAATTCTGCTGAAAATTGGATAGGTGAAATAAGTAATGCTCAAGTTTGGAACAAGTCTTTAACAGCAACAGAAGTAAAAGATTTATATAGTGGTGCAAGTGTACCTTTTAAGTACAAAGGTGCAAATCAAACAAATTTATTTGATGCTGATGCAAGTACGTTTGAAGGTTCTGGAACTCACTCATGGACAGCTTACGGGAGTAATAATATTGCAAATACTTCAAATCAACTTGTTATTACTTATGTAGATAATGCAAGTGGAGCTTTCTTATATTTAAGAGATTCAAACACTTTAAGTTCTGATTTAGCTATTGGCAAAAAATACAGATTAAGTGTTGATGCTAAATATGCTGGTGGAAGTGCTGGTGTTACTCTTGGAATAAATGATGGTACAAATAATTTTGCATCTGTCGCCTTAACTACTTCAATGACAAGAATTAGCATAGAGTGGACTTCACTAACAACTACAAGTAATTTTTTAAGATTACTTGGTATGGGTGCAAGTAATGTTGTTACTTTAGATAATTTTGAACTTGTACCAATCGGTACAGTAGCTGAATACGATGGTAGTTCTGCTGGTGAAAAGGTGTGGGGAGATAAATCTGGTAACTCTTTAGATGGAACTGTCTCTGGTGCAACTGTAGAAAATGCTCCATACGATGCTAATACAGAATATGAAGAGGGAACATTTGACCCAGCTTGGGTAGCTGGTACAGGTTCTTTTTCTGGAACTATAAGTTATCAAAATAGAGTTGGTAAATATGTTAAAATTGGAAATGCTGTTCATATTACAATAGGTTTTTATAATAATGAATTTGCAAGTACAGGAGGTTCTGGAAGTATAAAAATTGGAGGATTACCTTATACAGCAAGTGCAAAATGTGCTTTAGCATTAGGAGATACAAGGTTATTTAATGATGACAACCCAAGCGAGGCTGAAGTTGGTAACGGTACAACAAATGTTATTCTTTATATAAGAGATGGAAATGCTGATGTTGCTAATTCAGAATTACAAGTTACTGATTTAGCCACAGGAAGCGGTATAGTTGGTAATCTTGTAACATTAAGTGGAACATACTTTACCTAATTGGATTGATTAGGTTGGAACAAAAAAGGAGTCAGTAATGGCGTTATTGAAGGTGGTCGAGGTAGACCAAATTGAAGTAAAAGGCGAGTTTTCTATTCAAGTGAGAACAGCCACAAAAGTTATGGATGATGGTAAACAGATTGGTAGTACATCTTATCATCGTCATGTAGTGCATCCAAATTCTATACTTACATCAGAAGATGCAAAGGTAAAGAAGATTGCTGAAGCATTGTTTGATGCAGATTGCAAAGAAGCATGGTTTGTATCTCAAAATGGCTATCCAAGTGGTGAACCAGCAGATAGTTGGACAGAAGCACAGCTACAGACTTATTGCAGTAAACATAGCGTAGCATGGACAGATGAACACACCAAAGCACAATTATTAACTAAAGCAAAAGCAAAGTATGAGGAATTAAATGGCTAATTGGGAAAAATATGCAGATGATAAAGCAAAGTCATTAGGTGGCTTTGAGAAGAAAGAAGAAATCATAAAAGAAGCTGTTGCTGAAGAAAAAGATGAATTTGATGTAGTAATTGTGAAGGCTGAACCAGCAGAGAAAAAAGAATATGTTGTTTACAAAAAGAAACAATGGGATTCATCTACAGGCGAAGCATTAGCAGATAGTGAGGTTGAATATTCCCTGGAACAGTTAGAAGCAGAAAAGGCTGGATATGATAAAGCTATGGCAGATGCAAAGGCTAAATCAGATGCTATGGTAGATGTAATTGCTGATTTCAAAAAACTTTAATTAATAACAAGTAGGAGTTACAAGTGGCAAAAAAGAAAGAAGAGCCTAAAGTAAACATACTCGGCAAAGAGTACACACAAAAAGACATAGATGCTATGTCACCAGAAGCAAAAGCAATGCTTTCACACAGGCAGGATTTACTCAACAAAATTGAGAGAGCGAATTTTAATTTAGTTCAAATGCAATTTGGATTAAAAGCTTTTGAAGATGGATTACGAGAACAGGGTTTAGGTGAAGAACCAGATCAAGAAACTAAATAACGGGGATTTTATCGTACTACATGAAAATACTAACACTTCTTATGATATTCCTGTGGTTTACAGGCTGCGGAAATCAAGGATGGATAATAGCAAATATGCCTCTCGATCAAGAGCAAAATACGAATACAGTATTCATCGAGATAGTTGATTCGGATAGTGTTATTCATTGGTATCACGGTAAACTCTTTGAGCAGTCAAATTACTGCTATAAACATGAAAGTTTTGAGGATATAAAAATAAAATAATGGATACTACCGCATTAATAGAAGCCTATGGAGAATTAGGCGCGCTGGGTATGCTTGCAATTTTACTTTCGCTAATGATCAATTCATTGCTAAAAGAAAATCGCTCTCAAACTGAACATATTGATGAGATTCAACAAGACCTTTCAAGCATGAAGTCAGAGCTAAGCAATACAATGAATATTTGTGTAAAGCTCATTGATTCTATTAACGGATTTAAAGTGAATGTAAATGACAAGCTAGATCGTAGGCATGAATCATTAATGAAGGAGGTAGATGATCTATCGGATAAGATTAGTTATATGTCTGGAAGAATTAATGGAGGTAAACATTAATGGATAGTTTAAAAGTATCTTCTATATCCTTTGCCAACTATGGCGTATATCTCGCAGAAATAAACCTCATATTACAATGTGTAGTAGCAGTAATGAGCATTGTATATCTCACCTATAAAATCAAAAGAATTAAAAATGACTGAAGCAGAAAAGAAAAAGCTAAAACGATTTGGTTTAACCAAACTAAATAAACCAAAGCGCACCCCTGGACATCCAAAGAAAAAGGGGATTGTAGCTACAAGGGTAAACGGTAAAGTAAAAGTGATCAGGTTTGGTGATCAGAATATGGGTCATAATTACAGTGCAGAAGCTCGCAAAAGTTTTAAATCTCGCCATGCTAAAAACATTAAGAAGGGTAGGAGTTCTGCTGCATTTTGGGCAGACAAGTTTTTCTGGAGCAAAGGTGGGTCAAAGAAAAGACCGCCTAAATCACAAAAGATAGTAAAAGGAATAAGAAGAAAATAAAAGGAGTTTAATATGGCAATGGGTAAAGGAATGTATGGGTCTAAAAAAGTAAGACCAAAAACAAAATCAATGAAAGCACCAAAAAGTGTTAAAGGTGTATCTATGATTGGATTAACTGCAAGAAGTGCAAATGCAATGAAACGACATTCTAAACATCATACAGCAAAGCATATAAAAATGATGGCAACTGCTATGCGAAAAGGTAAAAGTTTTGGTCAGGCTCACAAAATGGCACAGAAAAAAGTCGGAAAATAGTGGCTACTGCAAAAAAAAGAGATCCTGCCAAATGGGCAAGAGCTAAAGCAAAAGCGAAAGCTAAAATGGGTGGTAAACACTCTGCTAGAGCTATGCAGCTTGCAGTTAAATATTATAAACAAATGGGTGGTAGATACTCAGGTAAAAAAACATCAAAAAATAAATTAACAAAATGGTCTAAACAAAAGTGGGATTATGTTACCAAAGGAGATGCAAAGAAACCAAAAAAGAAGCGTGGTCGTTACTTACCTAAATCAGTTAGGAAAAGTCTCAGTGCCAGTCAAAAAGCAGCTACGAATAGACGAAAAAGAGCTGCATCAGCAAAAGGCAAACCACGAGCTAAATACACAAAACGAATCGCAAGAAAAGTAAGGAGGGCAAAATAATGCCATATCATAAGAAGAAAAAGATGAAAACCAAAAAGGTTGGAACTACGAAAAAGAAAAAGATGAAAAGAGGAAGAAAGAGCTATGGATATTAAAGGGATTGTAACTGATCAATTAAAAGATCAGGCAAAATCAAACCTTCCTGTTATTCAATCAAAGTTAAATGAAATTGTCGTTGGAAAAATTCAATCTAAAGACTTTGAAAAGAAATGGGCAACTGTAGTCAACAAAAAAATAAATCTTCCAGGGATTTCCGAGAAAGCAGAACAAGTCATTTTTGAAAAGATGATTGATAAAGGAACAGATCTGGTAGCGGGAGTGATGCAGGAAATATTGGAAGAAGCTGTTGAGGAAGCTCTAGAGCAGTTATAGTCGAGATTGTCCTAGTCTGTATATTAACTTTTTGCAATGAGTAAATATGCTTTATACGGATTAGGACTCATCGCCATTCTATACTTGGTTTACAACCGAGGCACTACTACTAAAAAAATTACTTACAGAGAAGAAACCATAGATTATGTCTATGTACATGAATATAAGGTAACACGATATGCACGCAAGAAAACAGAAACAGATCAGGGAGCTTATAGCGGTAGTTTTAAAGAAAATAAATATGTACTCCCTAGAAGCGGAGAATTTGATATTTGGGACTGGTCTGGTAGAGAGTAATTACGACTATTTAAAACAATGGAATGATGGAGTCGCTCGCAGTTGGTGGCAGATAGAACCAGGAATGACTGGTGCTATGGATACGATTGTTAACTACCTTGATTATAGAAAGAATTTACTAGGTAAATGTGCAAGAGCTGCAAAGGTAGCACCTTTTACTTTTAGTGTAGGCGTTGAGGAAGAAGATGTAAGAGATTTACTAGAAACCAATATCGCATACGCTATAATTATGTGTAGATTAAAGTATCGGAGAGTCCCGAAAAAGCTTGAAAAAACTGTAGAAGGTATGGCACATTATTGGAAAAAATATTACAATTCAGATTTAGGAAAGGGTGATCCAAAAGAGTTTATTGAAAAGTATAAAATGACACAAAAATGACACAGTAAGTGTTTATATAATTATTTTATTCTCGGAGGGGTGGCAGAGTCTGGCTGAATGCACTGGTCTTGAAAACCGATACCACCTTCCTCGTTACATCTTATTTTCCCTCGTAAAACACACTCTCATTCATCATCATAAGCAATAGTAAGTTGTAGTAAAGGTGATTCTTTAGTTTACTAATTAAATCTTTATATATATTAAGGTTTTTGTCTTGCATCTTTAGTTTTATTTAGATAACTTTAGATTAAGTTTTGTTAATAAATGTTTAAATATCATGACAAATAATAAGGAATAGCAATGAAAGATACAAGTAATTATTCACTAATGACTACGAAAGAAGCATCTGAGCATTTTAAAGTTTCGCCATATACAATTAGAGTTTGGGCAAAGTCAGGAAAGATCAAAGAAATCAATCTTGGCTACAGAACAAAACGCTATGACATCAGCGATTTAATACTATAATAAAAGAGGTAATAGTATGTTAGAGCAGGAACTACTACAATCACCTATACCCGTTGAGAGGCATGATCTTTCTAACGGAAGATGGTATTCGCCACTAGAATCCTATTGGGAAGAACATTTCAAAAATGCACCGATGATATATAAGCGATCATCTACCACATTTGAGAGTGCATTAGATAAAGGTATAGGTTTTCATACATGGTTAGGTAATTCACCGACTTATGAAGCAGCTATGGACTACGCGAATAAACGCGCATCCATAGGAACAATCGTACATGATTACTGTGAACGACTGCTTTTAGGTACAAAGATAGATTTTGAACAGCAACCTAAATGGCATAACAAAGATACCGATGAGTTAATCCCTGTCACTAGGGAGATGATTAAATACATTATGTCTTTTATGCAGTTTTGTGAGGACTCTCAAGTAAATGGAGAGTTTACTACAGAAGCTACAGAGATATGTTTGTTTGACTTAGCAGCAGACTCAGAGGGTAATCAGTTGCATCCCTGGGCAGGAACTGCCGATTGGGTAGTGCGCCTAGTCAATAAGAAAGGGGAGGAAGAACGATGGATTGTAGACTGGAAAACAGGGAAGCCATATAAAGCACATCAACTACAATTAACTTCTTATAAAATATTATGGGAGTCTCTATTTCCAGAGCATCCCATTGATGGCATTGCGTGTTTATATATCAAATCAGGATGGCGTAAAGCACCTAATTATACTTTTAAGAAATATAAACCTGATGAAGCAACTTGGAAAAAGGTTGTAGAAGTCTCGGATTGGATGAACAATTATCCTGCTCCATCCTTTCCACCAGATTTACCTACAACCTTCTCATTAAAAGAAAAAGAAGAAGAGCAGGAACAACTAAAGGAGTCAGCGTAATGGCTTTTGATAATACCAATAAAGGTGCTTTGTTTACCGCAAAAGAGCGTAAAACAGACAAGCATCCCCACATGACTGGGAAAATCAACCTGGATGGAAAAGACTATAGCTTATCTGCTTGGTCGAATCAATCAAAGAAAGGAGATAAGTATTTATCTCTAAAGGTTAGCGAGTTTCAAGCTAAGCAACAAAAACAGGATGATGAACTACCCTTCTAAATCCATAACAGACTGTAACGGGCGGGCGCATCCCCGCCCTGAACAGTTTGAGTGCATGACTGCCGAAGAGCAAGCGGACTACTTCAAGAGGTTTGCGGAAACAAGTTGTAAGTATTGTTCAGGTGATGGTGGTGTACTTGAGATTGAGTATGAAGAGAGAGGGTACTATCAAGTCCCCTATGAATTTTTTGAACCCTGTCAGTGTACTGATCAGGAGTAGCTATGAGAACCACGTACCATGCCTACATTCAACGAAGCATTATTATACGGTAAACAAATAGAACAATTAGTTCTCGATAGGATTCGAGAGCAAGATCCGTTTGCTGTGCCTATTCCAGGCAAGTTTAAACAATTTGATTTGTATTCACCTTCTACCAATACAAGGATAGAAGTAAAAAGTGACCAAAAGTCACAACACACCAACAATTTCTTAATCGAAACCTATATGTATCATAAACCATCAGGTATTCTTTCAACAGAAGCCGATATATGGGTGTTTTATGATGGAAAGAATTTTGTCTGGGTAAAGCCTGAGAAGATTAAGGATTTAATCTTAGAGAAAGGGTATCAACAAAGATTGATTACAGGGAAAGGAGATACAGAACCAAAACGCTGTTATCTCATCCCTACCCATGAAATTTATAGTATATCAACCAAAGTGGAGTCAATACATGAAGATCAATCCTAAAGATTTAACATGGATCAGAAAAGGTCTATCCAGTGAAGTAGTAAAAAGCAAAGCAGAGAATGATAAAGAGGCAGTACAGGAAGTGCAGCAGTTATTGGATCGCTTGGATACAATGGAAAAAGAATTTTATAAAAACAATGCCCCGCAACAAACAAATAACTAAACCTGTGAGCAGAACACATAAGCAAGCAGGACTCTTATTTCCTTTGGATAAAGTGGTGAGAATGACAAGTAATTGTATTCTGTTGGTTGGCTGCTAATGGAAACCTGTGGGGCAAGATTTACAAACAAAGGAGAATCAAATGAAGTTTTGGTTACAGTCATTACAAGAAAATGCTTTTGATGTGTTTATTGTAACAATCGTTATCGTATCTATCATTGCATATCACTATCTACAAAGATGGTTTTTAAATAAAAAATTTGAAAAGATAGAAGCAATGTTATTAGAAATCTTTGATGAGGTAGAGAAATGATCCTGATTGATATTCCTAATTGGATGCTGATAGTGGGGTGGTTTTTTACCCAACTGCTCAAATTAGTGGTAACAATGTTTATTTTGGTAATCAGTTTAAATAAAATAGATAACTGGAGAAAAAAATGAGTAAGTGGCAGGTGTATAAAGATAAAAAGGAATTGCCTATATGTTGTGGTGTGTATGTGATGTACAAGGATGATAAGGTGATGTATATAGGGATTTCCAAGAATGTACGACAGAGATTCTCAAAACACGCAATAAAAGACTGGGACTATGTAAAGATGAAGCCTGCCACTACTTATGGAGCTGCACATGACTTAGAAGAGCAGTTAATTAAAAAGATAAAACCTCAACTGAATAGTCAAGGTAGCAATCGTCTGCAGTTATCTACAAGACATAGACTTACCGTGCAACCTGATATATACCAGAGATTTAGAACATTTTGTTATAGTAAAAATATAAAGATGAAAGAAACCTTGAATCAGATTCTTGAAGGGTTTTTGGATGCAGCAGAAAATGGCAAGTAAATCTAAATCAAAAGGAAATACTTACGAGAGGGAACTCGTAGAGCAACTCTCCAAAGCAGGGTATAAGGTAAAACGCGCTTGGGGATCGGATGGTAGAAGTATGGGGTTTACAGAAGATGTGGATATAGTGGCAAAGAAGGATAAGAAAACTTTGAAGATACAAGCAAAACGAAGAAAAAGTATTCCACAATGGTTAGCCTTTGGGAATTGTGATTTGGTTATGACCAGGGCAGATCGAGGTGAAACGGTGGTACTAATGAAAATGAAGGATTGGTTGAAATAGTTTACTACACGATTAACATAAAGATTACAAAAAAGCTTTCTTCCTCGCAGATTTTAGCTGAAATGCGCGAGGGAGCAATAGAATGGGGGTGGTACATAGGCAAAGCTCCCACAACAAGAGAAGAAGTACAGAAATTTGGTAACAATTACTACATGAAAGTAGGATATAAATAAGGAGATACAATGCAAGTAGATACATTTTTTAAGCTAAGTGATGCCTTTTTAGAAGAATGTAAAAATATACAGATAGAGAAGGGTCGCGAATATACCGTTGATTCAAGTGATAAGTTCAAAAACTTTAAATCTATCGGTCAACGTTTAGACTTAGATGCAAAAATGGTGGCTTTAGTATATATGTTAAAGCACATGGACTCAATACGCGCTTATATTATTTCAGGAAAAGAAGGATCAGAAGGACTTAAGGGAAGATGTCAGGACTTAGTGAACTATGCTATTATGTTATGGGCAATGGATCATGAAGAAAAAGCATTTGAAGATCTAACCCAAGATGCCTGATTTTAAGTATTTCTATGAATATGAGGTAGGAGTAGAGCGAGTAAAATATCAAGGGGATCAAGGGAAGGGCAGTTGTCCACTTGGTACACATGAAGATGTAAAACCCTCTTTTTCTTTTAACCTTACCAACGGTCAATGCAAGTGTTTTAGCTGCGGATGGAAGGGAAATGCTTACCTACTCGCAAAGGCTTTAGACATGAAGAATCCTGAGAAGATGATTAATGGTGAAGCTCCTGTAAAAAACGGGCATATACCCCCTAAAAAACGCGAAATAAAGGGAAGTTTAGATGCTATCGCGGATAGATATATTAAGAATGTACCCGCGCAACACTTACAGTCCTTACCAAGACTGAAACAAATGAAGGTGGGATATACCGATGATGGACTCAAAGTATTTAATTATTTGGATCAAAGTGGCAAGGTAACTGGAATTAAAATACATAAATCGTATTGGGTGGAAGGAGATAAGCATTGTCAAATCTATGGATTGAATCTTTTACAGGATTACGATAAGAATAAACCCCTAATTATATGTGAAGGTGAAACCGATATGTTGGTATGTCCTAACAATGCTATCAGTTTTAGTGCAGGGGCAGGGTCAGTACCTGAAGATTTAAGCGCAATCCTTGATTTTAAGTATATCTATATCGCGTATGATAATGACACGCCAGGTCGAGAGGGTGCTGAGAGACTGGCGCAACGAATTAAGACTGAAAGCAGAGGAATTAAGGTATATACTACTACTTGGAGTGAATACCTACCTCAAGGATACGATATACGAGATGAGTTTACGAAGTATAAGGAAGATGAAGAGTACCAATACAAAGAATTAAAGGCTAGTATTCAAAATGCAGTTGAATATAAGCTACCAAGCAGAGGATATGATGTAATTGATACCTCGGACTTAACCGCATCATACAATACCCCACCCAAACCAATCGTACAATATCTCCTTTACGAAGGTGGGGTTAGCTTGGTGGCGGGAACAGATGGAGTAGGGAAAACTTGGTTTGTATTGCAGATGGCGTATGCTATTGCAAGTGGGACTGAGTTTTTAGGGTTTCATGTCAATAAAAAAGATGTATTACTGATTCAATTTGAACTCTCGTTAGAGCAACTATCGAACAGAGTAAAGGCAGTACGAAACAATTTTCCCGAAGATACTAAGGTGCAGATAGCAAGATTTGATGACAATGATATGATGTTTACCGATCAATGGCAGAAGATTAAGGATACAGTAGAGGATGTAGGACTTAAAAATGGGGTCATAATCGTAGATAATATCTATACGAGTACCAACCAAGACCTTAGTGACAATAATGCCTTACAACAGATCCTGTCGATGATACAGTTAATTAAAACTCAGACAGGCAACTCTATAGTTTTAGTAGGGCATCATAATAAAAGCAGCAACCACGATGAAGAACCTATATTAAGTAAGGGACTCATTCATGGGGGTAAACACTTAACCAATTATGTACATAATGTATTTCAGATCGGAGATAGCACCTTGGGGACAGATTTACGAAGGGGTAAGATTACAAAAGTAAGGGATGAGCATTGTGAATTAAATGGTATGGCTTTTAAACTGAATTGGAATCGGGAAGAGGTACTATTTGAAAGAGGTGCAGTGATTGTAAATGAAAAACTGCATTGTGTAGAAGCCAATGAAAAATGGGAAATCAAGTTATTAAAAGATTTCTACTTATATGCAAATAAAGAAGAATTTGATCGGAAAAGAATATGGAGTTTCTTGGAAGCGGATCAAGGTTGGATGCCCACTACATATAATATAAATAACAAATTAACACGCTATTTAAAAACTATGATTAAGTGGGGATATTTAATAAAAAATGCACATGGTTCTTATGGTTTTAACCATGCAGAAATGGAGTAGAGCCTGTGTATGTATTTAATGGTTATATGGTTATTTGAGGTGTTTTCATGAATTGGTTTCACGAGGAATATAACCAAATAACCATCATATAATGAACGGGGTTAGTTAACTATGAAAATAAGTGGATTATTATGTTGTAAGAAATGTGGAGTTTATGAAACTGAAGGTATGTACAGATATGATAAAGTTAGAAAATATTTTCTTTCTATATACTATTGGTCAAACTTACCAAAAAGAGGGTTGCAGGTAGAAGATTGTCCTAAATGCAACCCAAATGAAAAGCATGACATTGTATATGATTTCTATGGTTAACTACTCCTTATCTTCCCAAACATCACAATGTTCTAAACACTCTGAGCAAATATCCGTGTCATCATACACTTTTGCTCCACAACACTCTGATCTATTCATGTTAACTCTCCTTTTGAGTTATTGGTCTTTTATCCTCAGAACTGTATTTATCCATAAAGTTCATGAAATCCTTTAATATCCAATTAATATGTTGTTCACACTTTTGGCAGCTTTTGGCTTTGGTGCATTTTTTACACTTCATTGTTAAACTCCTTTATCATTAAACATTTTTCACATCTTATTGAATCTTGATCTAAATGATATAGTCCCAGCTCATCTAAATCACTTCTTGAGAATCCTATAAACCCAAATAATCCATATTCTGCGAAATTACCTGCGGTAAATGATCCTTTCTTTTTACAAATATCACATTGATTACACTTCATTATTAACTAACTCCTTCTTGTTATATATGGTTATCCATTTTGATAGCTCTTCATCAGAATATATGCCACGCTCTTCAATAAATGATAAGCTATGGATATATTTCCATTTATTTCTAAAGCCAATATTCTTTTTTACAAGTTCTGTTAATTCTTTTTCATCATATTTAGCATCAACAGATACAGATAAATGTAATTTGACTTGTATTTCTTGTTTTTTTATCCTCATTATCTCAGCAACTCCTTTTTATTTATTATTTTTAAAATATTCTTCTAATGCTCTCCATACTACTGTCTCTGTTGCCAT